CTGCGCTCTCTTCGCTTCCTTTTCCGAGATCTCTGCGAGGTCTTTAGCTGCATTTGCTGTATCCCTTGCCTTGAATGCTTCGGTATTATCTGTTGGAGGATTCGAAGCATTACCAACAAGGTATGCTGATCCTCCAGATATTCTGACCTGTACGATATCTCCTTTTTTAGCAGAGATGGTTTTCTTGACCGGAGTTTCATCTACACCACCCGGAATATGAACCCAGACGGTTTGCCCCTCCACTCGCGTGACCGTAGCCTGAGAATCGTAAGGTCTTGTCCCTTTTTCATTTGATGCCTTTAAGACACCTACCAATTCCTTGCATAAACTCATACTGCCTCAACCTCCTCACTTGTCTTTGCACCATGTGCAAGTTCGATCGTCTGGGAGGTAATGCGGAAAAGGCCGTCCAACCCCTGCATTGGATAGCGAAGGCGGATAAGATCACCAACCATCACATCTGGATGATATCTTCTGTCATAGCTTGCGGTGAGCTGAATCCGCTGTAACTCTTTCAGTCTTCTTACAGCATATTCACTGATGGACTCACCCATGTTCAGTTCACAAGAGGTCTCCTCAGCCCAGACTTCCCTTCCTCGGCTCACCGTTGACAAAGGGCTATCCGGAGAGTCATCTCTTGCAACGGCAGAAAGATCATCCTGTACCGCCCGGAGCACGTTCGGACAAGCATACCAGTCATATTCCACATTGATGGATGGCTCCAGCACATCCTGCTCTACAGGATCAAACTGCGCCGATGCTCCGGTTGGTTTTGCAGAGAGTTCAACTGTTCCAAGACCGTTTATTCTCATACGCCATCCGATGGCTATCAGCACTTTTTCTGCCATTGACCTTCTGGTTTCCCCTTCTTCAGCAATGATGGAAGTTTGCAGTGCAGGAGCATTTCCATTTATCACAACAGGAGCCGGAATACAGGAAAGTAGATCCTTTATCACGTCTCCTCCGTTCGCTTCAGCCGGAACATAGTATCCGCGCTCAAGAAGTACATCATCTGCTGCCTTCAGGACGGAATAGCAGGCCACCGTGTTGGTTTCGTAAAACCCATCAATATCCCGTGCAGGGCTTGTGGCAAGACCAGTAAAAAGCGGTGTGTGCGAGGCCGATCCATTCTGCATTGCATCAAGGTAAACCCGTATATACCGCTCTTTTCCATTTTCATATTTCGTACACTGGATATCTGCAGAATCTCTCAGGCCTTCGTCTGTTCTATTGATGCTTCCTCCAGTGATTTCAAATCGAGTCGTTTCTCTCCAGCTCACAGGATCAAGGACATAAGCATAGTAGCTGGCAGAGAATCCATTCTTCCAGTTCATGCGCTTCCCTCCTCACTGTTCCATTCTTCTAAAAGCTGCCCTTCTGGTTCTTCTGGATCGACCCTTGTAACAGAAAGAGAATATTCTGCCCGAATCATATCCTTGTCATAGTTGCGATCTTCTGTGAGCTGAATATCACAAGCAAAGCTCGATCCATCGACTGTTCGGATATGGCAAATACCCGGATAGGTTGCAAGCCTTCTGAATTTCTTCATAGTTTCCTGATCTCGGATGGTGACCGTTGCGCCTTTCAGAGAAGAAGTCCTTCCAACAGCCTTATTCCAGTCACCTGTGATAGAGCCACCAAGATATCTTGTTTCTTTAAAGTCCTTATCCCAAGCATTGGAATGCGTGACGTCATAACGAAACTCGATTTGCTCGCCCTCAAAATCGATCAGGGAATAATTCAGATCAAGAAGATCTCCATCCTCTGCTGTGATGTCAAGCCATGCCAGTTCGTTACCTGCTGTGATGTAGTCTCCGTCTATGGTGCGGTAAACAATTCTGTGCCCACCAAATTCTCCGATAGCCGGATAAGGATCGACATAGGTTTCTCCGAATTTGCCGCCAGCAATAATGAGCTCCGGTCTGTCGGCAGAGAGCCTGTAAATATCACAGGAGTCCCCCTCGACATAGCCTTCTGGTGCAATCGGCGTGATCACAGCAATCCGGTCTTGAATCAATGCAGTGCCCTCTGGCTTTACTGCCTGATGCGACCAGTGGACTTCAAAGATCAGTTCCTTGCTATTGCTCTGTCCAAGGCTATCACTCACGGTTGCGATCATACGATAACTTGCGCCATCATCCAGCACACCGATCAGATCTTCACGGTTTATGGTGATCAGGTCTTCTCCCACTTCTGAGAATAGTGCAATTGTCTCTCCTGCAAATCCATTAAAATCTGTCTCATCCGGTCTATCGATGTGATAGTCTTCTGCTCGTTCGATCACAAGAGTCGTCATGCCTCCTGTCCCGGCACCAGTGATCTTTGCCGTAAACGGCATCGCAGTAAGAGCAAGCACCGTCCTGGTATTATCTTCAACGGTAATCTCCTGCTCAACGAGGCAGGTATTCTCAACTACTGCCTCCAAAGCATCTGCAATTACAATCGGAATCGGATCACTCCACTCATCAGAAACCCTTCCGGAAGCGGATACGACTCTTACACATAAATAGTGTGTCTCCCCGGTCTGCCAACCAAGCTGATCCGCATAAAGTGTTACATGCTGCGCTGTCTCCGTCGAAGCAATCACATTATCATAACGAATACCATCCCCTGTCAGAGTTGCCTCACAAATTTCCGCATAAGCCTGACTGGTACCATCCGTTGAAACGTATGCCCAAAATGCAGATACGCTGCCGCCTTTTGCAATAACCCCTTGTGACAGGGTAAGCGTCGGTACTGCCGGAGCAGAAGAAAGATCAATCATAGCAAGCGCTGACCATGCACCGTATACTCCATTTTCACCTGATCCTTTCATCAAACGCACCCTGAAATACCACCGTTTCCCGGTCTCAAGGCCGGAGACATTCCATTCCCCAGCGTGGGTATTATTGATGGTATAGGTCTCTGGCTCATCGGTGCTTTCCCATGCATCTTCGTGATCTGCCCAAGCGATCATTGCACTCTGTGCATCTTTCCATGTCCAGTCCCATGTAATCTTTACCGTGCCGCTAATAGCAGTTGCATTGACCGAGACATTGGTAGGAGCATGTGGCACCTTACCTCCCTGCCAGACTGGAGCCTCTGACTTCATCCTTGCTGTAACAACATAGGAATCCACACTATCTGCTCTCGCTATTTTGGAATATGAGCCGACACAGGCATACACACCAAACTCGTAAGTATCCTCCTTTGACCAGTCCGGACACTGCACAGTGGTTTGTGTTTCTCCTGCCGAGATGATACCGACCACCGCTGTTTTATTTGGTTCCGATCCTGTGCGAAATAACACAACAAGAAAAGAATCCGGAACATCAGATTTATTGGCTGCAGTCACGATTGCACGGAACGTGGAATCATCTGCCTGAACATCTGATATTTCCGGTTCTTTGAGAAAACCTGCACTGGCAAGCACCCATCCGCTGTATGTAGTTTTATAAAGATGTGTTGCACTGACCCTGACAAATAAGCACTCGTCCTGTCCCAGAAGCTGGCTGATAAATGCAGATGCTGCACCGCCTGCTCCGGCGATCGTTCCAAGCACCCCATCGGCAGTTCCTGTATATGATATATTCGCGCCCGGAACTTTGATTGCATATTCTGCGGATGTTGAGTTCACCGGATACGAGTTGTTTTTTGTCTGCGACCATGTCACCTTGGTCTGCATACCGCCTGCCTGATTTGTAACCTCACCTTTCACATTGGTCGGCGCATATGGGGCTGCGTACACTCGGCAAGCATATCTCCATTCACTGGCACCTCTTGCGCCACGGGATCTAACTCTGAACCACCTGGTATGTGATCCTGTAGCAATGGTGGATGCCGTTTCTGTATATGTTTTACTGCCGCTTGCTCCCCCGGTATCTGAGCTCCAGCCCTTATCCCCACCGTAGTCATAGTTGGTCACCAGTTTGGTTTGAAATTCCACATCGGTAAAAGCGTTGTGCGCATTCGAAGTATCTACGTTCCAGCTAAAGGTGCACTGGTTATCATTCGTCTCACTCGGAGATACGGATACCGTCGGTTTTGCCGGGAGGTTGATCGCGAATTCCTGACTTACCCAGTCAGACCACTTCTCTTTTTTGGAAACGCCCCTGACCCGGAACTTGAAGCCTGATATCTTCGGCTTTCCCGAATACGGATAATAGTTCTTAAGCGAAAGTGATACTGATTTACTGGTCACTCCTTTTCCGATGTTCGCAGCGGCAGACCATTTATCAGATTTGCCTACCCGGTCAACAACATATGAAAACTGCTGTTTATCGCTATACGATTCGCCCTTCTTCCAAGAGCAGGCAAACTTCATATTGTTTCTGGCAATGGCCAGTCCTTTTGGTTTTGCACTTGTTTTCTTCGCCATAGCTTACACCGTCCTCATCTCAAGTTTCATCTGTCTGACCAGACGCTTACCCCATTCTTCTGGATTTTCTGCACCATTCACCTCAACGTTTATGTTGATATCACCCCTCTGCTGCATCTTTCCTGCTGCAAGGAAAGCCTCAACAATATCATCACCTATGCCGGAAACGGCAGATGTTATCATGTTCATCAATGATTCTGTTCCAACTATGGTTTCCGATCCGGCCTCTCCTCCGCCAAGCAGAGAATTTCCTTTCATTCCAAAAATTGTCGGACTGTTTAGGATCATGCCTTTTTCCATCGCCTTGGCGTACCAGGAGACACTAAAATGCGGAAGTGAACCCTTGCCGCCAATCCCGAATGGAGCCTTGCCGCCTGAAACACTGATGTGCGGCAGCTTCAATCCAGAAAAGATCCTGCCAATCGAAAGCGGAAAAAGGCCTTTGATCTTTTGCATGATTCCGCTGACAGTGTTCTTGGCTGATTCGATCGGAGATACAATGGCACGCTTGATTCCAGCCCATGCGGAGCTCGCCGTACTTTTGATCCCACTCCAAAGGGATGATAATGTGGATTTCACCGCTTTGATCGGAGCCGTCACTGCATTCTTTATTGCATTCCAGATAGAGCTTGCCGTGCTCTTTAGTCCTCTCCATACGGCTGTGGTTGCTGTCCTAATTCCGCTCCACAGGCTTGTAAGTGTCGATTTTACTGCCTTGATCGGCGTCAGGATCACTGTCTTCATTCCGTTAAAGACGGTCTTTGCAGTATTTTTGATTCCGTTCCAAATGCTGGATGTAAAGCTCTTGATGCTATTCCATATCTTCTTCCAACTTGTACCGAACCATCCAAGCACGACGTTTGTAACTTTCTTTATCGTTCCAAGGGCTGCCGTGATAATCCCCTTGATGCCATTCCAAACACCAGAGAAGACTTCCTTCACACCCTGCCATACTCTTTTCCAGTCCCCAGTAAAGATACCAATAAAGATGTCGAGCACACCTATAATGACATCGAGCACCGTCTTGAGAACGGCAGCAATGATCTTAAATGCTCCCTCGAATAGCGGAGCGAGTACTTTGCAAAAGCCCTCCCAGATTTTCTTCATCGTTGCAGCCACCTTGGAAAAGTCAATTCCAAGGCTGTCGAACCGGGACTTTACTTCATCGACAAACTTTACGATCGTTTTCTTGATTCCATTCCAGATAGCAATCATGCTATTCCGGAACTTCTCATTTGTCTTCCAAAGATGAATAAAGGCAGCCACAAGGACTGCCACAATCGCGATCACTATGCCGATCGGAGATATTATGAAGCTAAATGCTTTACCGAGGATGCTCATCATGCCTCCGGCCTTGCTTACTGCTCCGGACACTTTGGCAAAACCAGCTCCAAGCTTCGCAAAACCCTGCAAGGCAAGACCGACCTTTGATATGATCGATCCGATAATCACAAGCATTGGAGCCAAAGCTGCAATGAATGCCCCTGCTATCAGGATCACCCTTCTTTGCCCTTCGCTCATCCCATTCAGTTTATCGATGAACGCCTGAATGTGTGATACTACCGTCCGGATCATTGGCATCAAAGCATCCCCAAAGGAAATGGCAAGTTCCTGAAGCTGGCTTTTTAAGATCGTAAGTTGCCCCATCAGGTTATCCTGCATGGTCTCGGCCATCTCCAGTGCCGTTCCGTCGCAGTTATCGATGGCACCAGTCAATTTGTCGAAATCCTTATCTGAAGCATTGATAATAGCAAGCCAGCCTGCCATCGAGTTCTTTCCAAAGATAGCCGAGGCTGCGGCTGCCTGCTCCGATTCTGATAGGCCTCCCATCTTCTCCCGAAGATCAATCATGGTCTGCCGGAGATTGATGGAACCATCATCATTTTTTGCAAGAGCAATATTATATTTATCCATGAAGGACTGCATCTGTTTGGTCGGCTTAGCCAGATTAGTAAGGCCTGTCCTAAGAGACGTACCAGACTGAGATGCCTTAATTCCTGCATTTGCCATCAGGCCAAGTGCGACGGATGTGTCCTCCGCTGAAATGCCAAGTGAGCCTGCGACCGGAGCCGCATATTTAAATGACTCACCCATCATAGAAACATTCGTATTCGCGTTACTGGATGCCGCAGCAAGAACATCCGCAAAGTGCCCGGAATCCTGTGCAGAAAGGCCAAAAGCGGTCAGAGCATCTGTAACGATATCTGACGTTGTTGCCAGATCCTCACCGGATGCCGCAGCAAGGTTCATGATGCCTTCCACACCACTGAGCATGTCCTCGGTTTTCCATCCGGCCATCGCCATATAGTTCATGGCCTCGGCAGCTTCTGATGCGGAGAACTTTGTTTTTGAACCCATCTCTCTGGCTTTTGCTCGGAGTTTATCAAAATCCTCTCCGGTTGCCCCGGACACCGCTGCTACCTTGCTCATGGCGGCATCAAAATCCGCAGCAGTTTTAACAGAAATCGCACCCAGCCCGGCTACAGCACCGGATACTGGCATGAGCTTCTTTCCGGCACCTGTGATGGCATCTCCTGCCTGTTGCATCTTGCCGCCTACTTCTGCCATCTTGGTTAGCTTGCTTTCGCAGGAGGCCGCTTCCTTCTCCAGACGTTTCAGCTCATTTTCTGTTTCAACAATCTCCCTTTGCAGAGCATCGTATTTATCCTGTCCAAGCTCTCCTCTATCAAGCTGCTCCTTGGCCTGCTTCTGTGCTTCCTTCAGGCCTTCCAGTTTTTCTTTCGTTGCACCAATGGATTCTTTCAGGAGTTTCTGCTTCTGTGAAAGAAGCGTTGTGTTTTTCGGATCAAGCTTTAACAGCTTGTTGACATCCCGAAGAGAATTCTGTGTTGTCCGGATGGTACCGTTTACCCCTTTTAGGGCTTTATCAAGACCAGTAGTATCGCCACCGATCTCGATGGTTATTCCCTTGATTCTGCTTGCCACTGGCCTTCACCTCCTTAACGCACAAAAATAGCATCCCCCTGCGAGATGCTTAGAACTTATCGAAATCCTCCTGTGTTGCCACACGAGCATATTTCACGCCATCGTTTGTTTTTTCCGTCCAGATATCGAGCACCAGACCTATGGTCAAAAGATCGAGGTCTGGCACTGATATCCCTATTTCCATACACCGCAGAAGGAACAGTGGCGTGGTCATTTCGCGCTCACTTCTGCTAATCCTTTTTTTGACTCAATATCTGTCAGCATATTTGCTCCCCAGAGCTCAAGTATTTCCGGGAGCACCTGGTAGATCGAAAACATCTCAAATTGATCCAGCCATTCATCAATGGTCTTCGGAATAGAAGGATCGGCATGAAAGGCCATGATATATGCCACGTTCTCGAAGATCTCAAGATCATCGATTTCCATGTCCTCATCCTTCTTTGCTTTCTTGCTGTATGCTTTCTCCAGTTTGGTCAGATCCTTAAAAATATCACGTTTGAACTTGATACGGTAAAGCCTCGGAATCGTAGCCGATGATCTGAATTTTACCGCCTGACCGCCAATATCAATTACTTTTTCAATCATGTCTTAGCCCTCTCCCTGTGTTGTCTCTGCCGTTGCACCCTCAGAAACATACACAGACTTATACCAGTTCTGATATGTTGTCTGATCCACTTCATCTCCGGTACGGGCTTTTACAAGGCCGTCCGATCTCGGGTCTGCCGTAATAGACAGTTTCTCTGTGCCCGGCTCAATCGTATCTTCCTTGGTTTCAGATTCAATGGAAGGACGTGAGCAGGTGCATTTATACAGCACGTGCCTGATCGCATTGACATCTCCGTCAAACTCAAAGAGCAACGCAAACTTGGTGCTCTCGGCATTGGTGCTCTTTTCGATCAGTACACCTTTGCTATCGAGTTCCTCCTGCAGGATCTCTGTTCTGAACCACTCAGGAATGAGGGCAATCTCAAGATCGCCAGCATAACCGTTGTTGGTGACCGATCTGAAGTAGACAATTCCATCCGCATAGAATGGACTGGATTCACCTTCCGCATCAAGCGCGATAGAGACCGCACCGGGGATCGCTTTTGGTGTTCCGTAAGAGAAACTGGTCTCTCCATCTGTGACCGTCTCTGTGAGAACGGCAGCATGGACATTCTTTAAATTGTATTTGACTTTATTTCCCATGACTAAACCTCCATTTCATAGAGAACTTCATATAGGTTTTCTTCTTCGATGTAACTTTCTGTTTTGTCATAAAAAATTCCGGCTGCATCGAGCACGCTTTCTACAAGTGCTTCTGCATCCGGATCTTTTATATCGGTATATAGCTCGATGTCGAGCAGGTTTACTTTGAAGTAGACAACCCCGTCTGCTCCGAAGTTGTGACTGCCCGGCGAGAGATATATAAGAAACGGTGGATCGGGTGACTCCCCTTCCGCAAAATGATGATACGCAAAAGGAAGCCCGGTGCCCGAAAGCATCGCTACTATTTCTTCAAATGTCATATACTTAGCCTCCTTCTGATTTCAGCTTCGATCTCCTTGATGGCATAGCTTTCTGCAGGAGCAATATGCGCTTTTCCTTCCACTCTGCCGCCGCCACGCTTTGCATGTCCTTTTTCCAGAAGATGCGTAAGCCCCGGTTTCTTCCGGTTATGGATCACAACAGAGTGCTTGCCTCGGTAGTTTGTCTCTCGTTTTACCGACCACCCTTTGCTGTATCCACCGTGCCTCCTCGGAGATGCTGCCTGTATCATTTTCTTTGCGGTTTTCGATACGGTCTGCACAGAGCTTTCCACATCACGGTCAGCCGTATCCTTATACTCCTCCAGCATTTTCATAACTTCATCAGATAGCTGCTCCGGCTTTATCTTCTTGCTCATGACCGATCACCCCTTGGCACTTTTTCCGCTATGATCTGAAACTTCTCGTGCCGAAACTGGACATCATCGATGCTTGTGATGTTAAAGTTTTCCCCGGCAAAGTGAATCCTGTATTCCTTGGAGTTAAGATCAGAGAGTTTACTGCACCAGCGGATGATAAAGGTTATGCTCCCCTCCGCTATCGTTTCCGGGCTCACCCCATACTCATTTCCGGATGCGAGATTTGCATAGCAAAAGCAGCTATGAAAGTCCGTCCAAGCTGAGGTATGGTTTCCGATTTTATCGATCACCGTTTCATGTTTTTGTATGACAAGCCGTCTTCGCATTGATCCGATATCCATCTAAAACACCTGCCTTCTGACACCAAAAAGGAGCGACCGAAGCATCATAATCAAGTCATGATAATTGGCCTGCTCCCTGTGTTCATACATATAGGCAATGGCATAGAGGATTGCCACCCTGGTTGTTGCACTTTGCTCGGCAAGTTCCTCAGAAGAAAGCCTCGCTACATCCTTGCATAAAGTCTCGGCTGAGCCGATCAGGTTTGTAACAAGGCTATCCTCGTCATTGGAATCAATACGAAGGTACAGCTTTGCCTCATCAAGTGTGACAATCATTGCTGTACCCCTTTCTTATGATCAGGAACCAGAACTTGTAGAGCCTTTGATCTTCAGAGTCTTTACTGCTTCCGGCAGGATCAGCTTGCCATCCACTCTCTGGGATGCGAGGAACCCGATCTGGCCATTTGCAGCATAGAGCTCATTCAGACGCTTAAAGGATCTACCCTGACGATCTGCGATCCAGTAGTAGGAGAAATCACCAAAGGCGATAACTTTGTTTCCTGCCTTAAGCTCCGGTGCAAAGGTAGTCGTGTAGTACGGACGATTCAGGATCGTATCCGGTTGACCGACCTGCAGTGAAGGCTGCCAGATATAGTTCTGGTTTCCATCCTTCAGCTTTCTCAGAGCTTTTACGGTGCTGTCGTTCAGAATCCATACAGCCTTGCTGCGGTACGGAGATCTGAGGCTGTGATAAAGATCCATGATATCGTCGAAAGTGATATTCACAGAGTTGGCGGTCACGCCATCCTCAGCATCCACAAGAACACCTGTCGGCTTGCTGGTACCATCACCTACGAAGAAGGCTTCTTCTTCCTTGGTACCGATTCTTCTTGCAAACTCTCTGGAGATATAGCCTTCCAAATCAAATACCGAGTCGTTCAGAAGCTCCTCGGAAATCTTAATGGCAGTACCCAGCTTATATGCGCTGATGGACTTGATCCCGAAGGTCTCGTCGCTTTCCGGATAGAGGCCGTTCTCGTCCATCCATGCAGCCTCGCCGTGACCTGTAACAACCGGAATCTTACGATCTCCAGAAGATGTCTTGATAACTGTCGCCAGCTTTCTGAAGAAGTTCTCTTCCTGCAGGGCATCGATCAGCTTTCTCTCAAACTCGTCCGGCACCAGATATCCGCCCTCGGAGTCTGTACCGATGGTCAGCGTATTCTTAAGCTCGTAAGGATTGCCCTTGTCGCGGATCACATTCCAGAACGCCTCACTGTATTCATCGGATGCACGTCCGATTTTCTTCTCCGGCATTCTGCCGCCCTCTCCCGGCTGATTCATAATCGGCATGGAAGTCGGTCTTGCAAGCTCCGCATCGATCGCGGCCTGTCTTTCCAGACGGTCGATCTCCTTGCCCAGCGCAACTACATCGGCCTCCATCTTGTCATAGGTGGCGGTATCTTCTGCAGAAAGCAGTCCATCGTCACCACGTTTGCTATCGAGGAATGCTTTTGCTCCCTCCCACGCTTTTGCTCTTTTTTCTCTCAGTTCTAAAATCTTATTCATGAGTATCCTCCTTTTAATGAGCGATCAGGTTGAGCCTCTTCTCAAGCTGATCAATTGGTGTACCAGTTTTCTTCTTTTCCGGGATGAGCTTTGACAGCAGTGAATTGGTGACCGCTGTTCTTGAAAACATCACGGCCTCCGGCTGCTTCTCTTCGCCTTCCGAAAACAGAATCGTATCTGCAAAGCCAAGTTCTACCGCTTTGGATGCGTTGAACCAGGACTCTGCGTCCATGAGATTTGAGAGCCTCGTCCGGGATAGCCCGGTCTTGATCTCATAAGCGTTCATGATGGATTCCTTCACCTCGTCCAGCATGGCAACGGCTCTCTTCATTTCTGCCGAATCACCAATCGCCACGGTCATCGGGTTATGAATCATCATCATGGCCACAGGCGACATCTGAACTTCAGTCCCTGCCATCGCAACAACGGATGCCGCTGATGCCGCAAGAGAATCGATCTTGACTGTCACCCCACCCGGATAGTCCATCAACATGTTGTAAATCTGGGCAGCAGCAAAAACATCACCGCCCGGACTGTTAATCCAAACCGTGATGTCTCCCTTGCATTTATCCAGATCAGCTTTGAACATTTTTGGTGTTATCTCGTCCCCGAACCATGTTTCGTCGGAGATCTCACCGCTTAAGACCAGAATGTCAGGTTCACCTTCATTTCTGATCCAGTTCCAGAATTTTCGTTTCACTTCGGATACC